TCATGCGATGATTTCCCCAAGGCGGTAGATGCGCTTCAGAATGCCGTATTCGAAGCGGTAGAGCGGGAAGTAGGTATAGATACCGTCATTTTCAAGCCGTTCAGTCGGGCAGGGGTCCATGTACGTGGCACCGACACCCCTCTCGTAGCGCACGGTCACAAACGAGACAGCCCCCGGGACCGACACCTCCACACCATTCCATGTGAAAATCTTTCCGTGATCATCGAGAGAGCCCTCGTTTAGGAGGGCAATCCTGTCTCGCACGGAACTTATGCCGCATATAAACCCGCTCCGATTCATCCCGCCTACGCCGCCGTAACCCGTGATCTCGATGCGGCCTTCCAGCGTTTCAACTTCAACGCTGCCATGGCCGGATATGTTGTTGAGCATTCTCGCGACTTTGTTCATCCAAGGGCAGACGCGTTTCCATGGGCCGCCCTTGCCCTTCCAGTCGTCTTTGAGAATGTTCTGCTTTGCCATATCCTCAACCCGCCTGCAGGTGTACGATGATTACCAGGACATGAAAACAAGCGCCGTCATCCTGGCATTGCTGCTTCCGGCCATGGCGTGGGCCGCCGAAGACGCAATGACCGTACGCCTTTTGACCTATATCGCAGGCGGCGAACGTGCGGCGGAAACGGCGACGGGGTATAGGATCGTCGCGCCGAGCGGGACGGTCATGGCGCGAAAGACGGGCTATGGCTGGAGGCTTGAACCGACGACAGGCTTCTCCGGGGCTGAAATCCGCGCGCACGGGACCGGCTGGATCGTTTCTTCCGGAGGGGAAAGAATAATCTACCGGCGGACAACAGGCGGCTTCTCCGCAGAGCCAGGGCAGAGCCTCCGCGTGGGGCGGCTTGGCCGCACACTCGAACCCTCCGGAGTTGAAGCGCTGTTCTGGCGGCGCTGAGATCATGGCGTGTATTCCTCTGGCGGGGACACATGCTCCCAAGTCTGCTCCTGCTCACACTCCCCGGTAACCAGGTTGACCGGCGCAAGTTTATCGCTCGTGCAGATATACTTTTTGCCAGGAGAACCGACTGACGCAAAACCGATCGTGCTGCCGCCGCCGACATAGAAACTGAAGCTGAAACGCTCGCCGCCTGTCGCCTCGGAGTATTGAGAGACGCGTATCGCGGTCCGCTTCATGTTGATGACGTAGTGACTGGACTTATAGACCTTGCCGTTCTCTCGATCGGTGGATATCTTCAGCGTGGATTCGTTCGACAGGAGAACCCACGCATCCACGCTTGCGGCTACCAATTGACCGGCCATCACTCGACCCCTTTAACGTTGTCGCGGATTTCCTGCAGCAGCTTCAGCATGTCATAGGTGTTATCCGCGGTTTCCTGCTCCGGGTTGTCGCCGGAGAACCGCGCGCCAAGCGCCGCCATTTCGCCCTCCGCGGCACGGTGCTTGTCGAGGATGTCCGCCTTGCTGCGCGCGAAAGCGCTCGCCATGGATCCGCGCATCCGTTTCACGCCGTCCGGCCCGGTCTCAATGCCGCGCCCGAATGCGCTGGCGAGACTGCCGCGCATGCGTATGACATCGCGCGATCCGCCCGCGCGCTGCGCCGCAAACAGATCCTCCAGCGAGCCGCTTGAAAGCCCTCCGGCTTTCTTCGGTTTTTCCATCTGGCTCTTCAGGGCGGCGCGCTTCGAAAGATTCTCCAACAATTCAGCCACCGACTCCTCAGTCGGTTCGTTGAAACGGAACGCCTCAATCCTCTGGTTCAGTTCGTCCATCTGCTGCTCAGGGCTCATCTTTGAGAAGAAGTAATCGTCAATCCGCTTCTGGAGCGCGCCAGAGGCATTAAACCCGCCTGCATGATGCCCCGGCCCAGTGGGCACATCCGGCGGCGGCGTATCCGGCACGTCCGGCGCGCGGAGGTCCGGGCGATAGGCGCTCACTCTTTCGCTAAGCGCCTCCAGAGAGGCTTCGAGCGCCGCCTCTGCACGGTCAAGCACACCTGCAAGTTTCTTTCCTTCTGGGTTTATGCGCGTATATATTTCCTGCACGCTCTGTGTCTTGACGCGCGGGTCGTGGCCGATATATCCGCGCACCTCCGCTTCGGTTGGCTCTGGAAGTAAATCTCCGGTGCTGTCGTTGTATCTATAACGCGAAAGCGCCTCTTTCCCAGTGAACTCATCATAAAGAACTTCGCCTCGCATGAAACGATCCGCGAGTTCCTTTTCGCGTTTTGCGGCAACCATATGCGGATCTTCTCTTTGTATGCCGAGGTGTAGCGCAAGCCGCGGCGCTTGTGCCCTCAGAAGCCCGCTGAAGCCGTGCCATATTGCCCACCCAATGGCAGGCCCGGCCTCCATAAGAATTTTGACCGCGCCCACGGCGGCGACGGCGAACATGTTTCCCAGCACGGCGCCGAGGCTCTGAAATACCGTGTTTCGTTCCTCGGGCTTCCCGGAGAAGATCACGCGAAAGAGCGCAATCACATCCTCAAGGGCGCTCTTCACGCGAGACACCCACTTCTCGATCGCATCATTTCCGGCCACGGAATTGATGAAGTCGCTAACCCGGTCGCGCAGGGCCGCAAACCCGCCGCGCAGGTTGAACACTTTGTCTATGGCCTCTCCCACCTTTTCCAGGAAATCGCCCAGGACATTCTTTAGCTGCTCCCACCGCCCGCGCAGCGTTCCGCTTTCCGCGGCGGCAAGGCCGAAATACTTGATGCCTTCGCGGGTCAATTGGTTCAAGCGCTCCTGTGGACTCGCCGTCTCATCTATCTTGATGCCGTACCGGCTGAGCATGGCCGATACGCCGGACGCCGTGCGCCCGAACAGGCCCATGGCCGTGTTGAGGTCCATTCCGGTGCGCTTGGCGAGGCCCATCGCGGCTTTGGTCACATCCCCGATCCGGTCGGCTGGCACGCCCATGTTGATGCCGAATGCCATGGCGGCTTGAGTCGCCTCGTCACCGTAGGTCGTGAACTTCTGTAGCGCGCCGGAAAGTTTCACGAGGCGCGACAGGGTGTCGTCGGATGCATCGCCTGCCAGGCGCAACGCCATGGCGAGGTCGTGCGTCGCCTTTTCCTGCGTCATAAACGCCGATACGGCCTTGGTGATGAATCCGCCAACGGCGCTGCCGGCAAGGAGCGAGGGAATGCTCAGGAGCGAGCGGGTGAACCCGCCGACCACGCTGACCAGGCCGCCGAAGATGCCGCGCACGCCATGGGCAAAAGCGCGCACGCCGGCTAATGTGCCGCGCAAGACGGCTGTTGCGCCGTCTTTGAGCATGATTTTGTACTCAAGAGGCTTGCTCATCCGCCGGTCACCTTTTCGGAAAACGCCTTGCTGAAAACCCGGAACGCGTTGAAGTTTCTGCTCTGCCAGGAGCGTGGATCGGCGGGGCCGGGCTTCTTCGCCGCGCGGCGCGCGGCGTTGTCCTGGGCGGACAGCGAATTAACGACGGCGTTTACCGTTTCGAATGAAACCTCGAACATCCAGTATTCGAAGGTTTGCCCACACTCTTGAACAAGGCGGGTAAGCAAGGGGCCGTAGCCTGTTCCTTCGTTCTGGTCTTTCTTTTTTGACGTTTTCCCGGGCTCCGATGCCGCTTTCGGCAGAAGCTCTTTGCAGGCGGTAATAAGCGCCTCAAGCGAACAGTCCAGTGTGCGGGCCCAGCCTTGGATTGCGCGGCGCGCGGCGCGTTCGTCAGCCACCGCCGCCAAGGCAGCCTTCGAACGCGCCTGCGCCATCGCAAAAGGAACCACCAGCTCTGCCACCGGTTCATCGCCGAACCAGCCCCACGCCTGCTCAACCCACTCCCAAGCCGCCCAGGATAGGCGGTAGAGCGGCATTTCTCCCACATAGACGGGTTGATCAAGGAGGTGCAGGCGTTCGGCCAGGGAAGGGCATTCTTGTTCGCGCGCGAGCCGATCCAGTTTCACCAGGTCATCGAAGTGTTCGACCGGGTCAATCTTTCCGCCGGCGGCCAGCGCCTGCCGGACGACTCTGGCGGCCGCCGGATGCATTCAATCACCTCACGATAAGCTGTATGCGTGTGCCTTCACGGTGCGGGTGTAGAAATCGCCGTTGTCTGTGGCTTTTGCCTGGCTGTCCTGCTTCCAGGGATCCGGCACCGTAATGTCGGCGCCATCGTCCACATATTCTTCCGTGCACTCAAAGCGCAATCCGGTGGACGCACCAACCAGAAAAACGCCTTGGTTGTTCAGCTTGTCCACATGCTCGACAGCGCCGGAGAGGTCTGAACTCTGGCAATCTGCAAGCGTTCCGCCAAGGAAACGCGCAAGCACACCGAAGCCGAGCGTCACGCTCACGGCCTGCGCCACCGGCGTTGCCTGGTGCGCGCCTGCGCCGTCATGCTTATGCGCGGTGACCTGCAGCGTTCCGTAGTCGTTATTGACCGCTCGGGCATTGAACTGGGTGATGACCACGCCCCCTGTTCCGGCGCCGCCAAGCGTAAAAGACGCCGCCACGCCGGTATCGGTCTTCGGCTGGAGGGTGATCGTCTTTTCCTCGCGCAGGTTGAAGGCTTTGTCGGAGGCCGCGACGATCTTGCCGTCTTTATCCTTCACGACCGCCGTATCGTTCACGTCGTCGTTGCCGCTCTCCTGGACTTCCCAGTCCGCGGCTGTAACGCCCATCGCCGACAAAATGTCTTCCGCTCCGAAGGTTCTTGCCATGATCTCACTCCTTATCGCTTACAGCCGGATCCGTCTCCGGCACAGGCGTTGATTTACGCGGCGGCGTTGCGAGGCCTGTTCCGCCACAAGCCGTGCAGCGCATGAAATTGCCCGTGTTTTGCGGGTCCTGAACAGATCCAATCCCCTTGCATTCAGCACACAACTGCGAGGTCGCGCCGCTCTTCACATTCTTCTTCATCAGATGCCCTCCGGAATGGTAAGCTCGATTTCCTCGCCAGGCAGAACGATCGTCGAGTTCAGATCGAAAGAAAGGTTGTAGGCCGCAAGGAACAGCCCATCCGGAAGTGGCACTTTGTCGTCGCTGCCCTTGTAGATGAACCTATTGTTCTGAGCGTCTAGCCACGCAAACCGATAGGCAAGAACCCGCGCCCTCACGCTGCTCAGGATATCAAGCAGTGGCGTGCGCGAGGCCGTCCATCGCACCAGCGCGATGTTTGGGATCGCCGTAGGGCCAAGGTTGCCGTCCAGGATGAAGCGGTAGCGGTTTGTTACGACGTTACCGCCGCGAACGCGCTCGTTGGGGTTCTCGTCGCCTTCCCAATGCAAAATCAGGCGCCAGCCGGTCGGAGGATCCTGCAGGAGCTTAAAGAGGTGATCAGGACCCGCTGAGATCGCGCACTGCCCACGGTTGCTTTTCGTCCACTCGTTAAGGTCGGCGAACAACGCGCCAAGGATGTCCGCTGGAGTGGTGATCATATCATCAGCCCCCCGGAAGAGTTGGTTGTCTTGGCGGCTTCTACGATGGCGCCCGCGGGTGTATCATCTACATCGGGCGGCACCAGCGTTTCTTCTCCGCGCGCAATGCGCTCAAGCCACACCATGGCGGGCTTGATCCACTGGTCATAGACGGACTTGGCGCGTTCGATTCCGCCGCGTCGAGTCCAAAGCGAATACTCCGCATACTTCACCGCGGAGTGCTTAAGGCGAGCGGGGATCGAGACGGGCAGCTCGATCCCCGCTTGCTGGAGGTATCCATTGATCCAGTTCAGCGCATCGTCGTGCACGGAGGCAAGGAGACCGGAGTCCTCCGCCCCATCGCTGTCATCGTCAAGATGCAAGAGGAGGGATGCATCCTGTATTCCAGCGATGAGGTCGTTGCGGCTGAACAGTTCCATGGCATTACCGGGGCCGGACGGTTAATCGAACACTTCGCCCTGCACGATCGCCACAATGGCATTCGTGCTGGTCAACTCGTCGCTGGTGATCTTGAAGTAGTCGCCGAAGAACATCTTCGGCACATGCGCCAACGAAACCTTCGCGGAGGCCACCACCACGCCGGATGAGACGGCGCCGGTGTAGCCTGCTGTCACATATTGGACGGTGGCTGTAACGCCAGCCGGGCCGGTCAGAAACATCACCTCCGGCGTGAACCTTCCGGTATCGCCGATCGGCGGTGTCGCGTTCGGCGCGTTGGTTGTAACACTCGTGGTGCTGCGCTGCGTGCCGAGATCGGCCGCCTGGGCGAAGATCGCAAACAACACGCACAGAACAACGAGTACCGCGACTGAAAACAGCTTCTTCATATCTGCTCCTTATGCTTGATCCCTGTCTACATTCACACCGCTACACAATTCCGGAACACCTCCGGATCGCGCGCCGATTACTTCGAGACGATGCGCTCCAGGCAGGCCACCTGCCCTTTAGCCACGCCGTACATCAGCGTGTAGGTGCGCCGGAACTGAGCGAGGTCCGGGTTGTACCACTCGCGAACCTGCACGGAGAGACCGCTCTGCGGCTCTGTAACCACAGAGATCCGGCAGTTCGATTGTCCTTGCCCCGGATCATCCGGGATGCGGGTTGCGATCGCCAGCGCGGTACGCGTTGCGCCGAAGCCCACCAGGTCTTCGCCGTTGGCCGGCATGTCCACGAACTCGGAGACATTGAAGCCGTGCACGTTCGGCAAGTTTCCGCTCATCACCGATTGCGCGCCCGCCTGCAACAGCATGGTCAACATCGTGTTGTCCATGCAAAGCGAGGCATAATAATCGGGATTCAGCACCATGAACCGACCCATGGGGGCTGCTTTGCGCGTCGAGAGCGCGTTGCCGACCTTAATGACGCCCTTGCGGCTGAAGCCGTCGCCGCCGGCGCCGAGCGAGATCGTGGTCTTATTGGCAAACGCAGCCGCCTTGACCAGCTCGAACAGATCGGTGATCAGCGCCGCGCCGATCGAATAGGCGGCTGTCTGCGCAAAACGCTGGATCAGATCCACGCGCGAGCTGGAGGCTTCCTGCACGCCCACGGAATAGGTGTGGTGCTTGTGCTTGTTCAGCGTCACAGGGATGTCCACCTGGACGCGGTTGCTGGGCTCATACCCGTCATCCGGGTCGAACTCAATCGCCGCGGCGGCGGAGACTTCGTGGACGATCACGCGTTCACCAAAGCGCGCGTTCTCGTTGGAAAAGTCAGAAGCGACATTCCGGACAACAGGCAACTGCGCCACCAGCGTCTTCATCGCCTCCTGGGCGATCACATCGGCATTCGTTGTTCCAAGCGTATTTCCCATGGCTGCTTATCCTTCCTTCACCTCGTGTGGAGGCTCCGTTGTTCGATCAGTTTTTCCCAAACATCTTTTCGCGGTTTTTGTCCCAGAACTCCGCCCGCTTCTCCGGCTCCTGGATAGCGTTGTATTCCGCCATCAGCGCCACAACATCCTTGTTCTCCCGAATCGCCTTCGGCGTCCGCGCCGAGAGCGGAACGGTCGGGACAAGCTTCTCAACGTGCGCGCGCAGATCCTCGATCGAGAGCTTCGCGACCGCTTCCGCGGATAGGGCCACCGCCTTGCCCTCGCGTGCAGCCGCATCGAGCACCAACTGCTTGTCGCGCTTGAGCACATCCGCCTGCAGCGCCGTTACGTCAGCGGAAAGGGTCTTGATGGTTTCCGCCTGCGTCGCAACGGCGGAAGAAAGCGTCTCGATCTTTCCGATCTCCACTTTCTGCTGTTCGACCGTGGCCGAAAGGGTTTTGATGGTTTCCGCCTGCGTCGTCACCGTCGCCGAAAGAGTCTTGAGTTCGTCCATTTCCTGTATCTCCTTTTCGATGGGGTCGTTTTCCGGTTTGCTGGACAAAAAGGTCAGATTGTGCACCGCGCCGTTTGGGCATAGCGCCAGGGATTTCACGAACGTCAACTGATTCTTCGCGCTCAACTTCACGGTGGGCGAAAGGTCGGCATAGTCGCGCGCGAACTGCTTCCCGGCGTCCGTCCACCGGATGTTCTTCAGGAACACGCCGGAAGAAAGCGGGACCAGGTCGCCATAACCGGCGTGCCTGCGTGGCGGAGGAACGTACTTCTCCGTGCCGGGCTCCGAGTTGTGCTCGAAATCAATCAGCACTTGCGCAAACGACTTGCCGGCCACCTGCCGCTCAAGCGCCGCCAGAGAAACTTCGTCCACCAGGATGTCGCCCACGTCGGAGGGATTCACGCCTGGATTAAACAGCTTCAGTTCTGTCGGAAGCGTCTCTGCCGTCGCAAGGCTTTGCGCCGCGCCGGACAATCGAACCATCTTCGTCTGGTCGGATGTGTTGCTCACGCGCGGCATCTTGCCGGGTGATGGCGCTGGGGTCTAAAAACCGTGGGCTTTCTGCGCAGAAAGCTTATTCCAGCAGGCGGTCCGCCGTGCGCGCCGCCGCGTTCAACATGTCCCGTTCCGCCTTCGGGGTCAGCACGGCGCGATCGGGCATGCCGGAAAGAGGGAAGTATGGACGCGCCGGGATCCCGCTGCCGCGCCCCTTGGATTTCTTCGAACCGAACTGATGCACCGCCGCATACGGACGATCGGTTCCGACCTTCGCATAGCGACTTGTTACCTCAATGACACGCGGCGACCGTTTCAAGAGCCCGGACTTTACCAGGATGGGCTTCGCCGATGGAGTCTTGCGCGCCACCCATGGACTCGGGCGCAACGACGGATCGCCAAACGCGCGGCGCGCAATGTACACCACCGCCTGTCCCATTGCCCGCAACACCGGCTCCAGCCGCCGCACGCGGACCAATTTCATTCGCAGGTCCGGTGTGATCTTGTCCGCGCGGAGTTGGATCGTGATTTGCATGGTCAGTTCCGTCCTGTCACCCATGCCCAAAGCTTTGCCGCGCGCATGCTCCGCTCGAATGCAGCCCAGACAGGCGCATCGTAGCGTGAGCGCAGTTGTGCCACATCCATCTTCATGCTTCCGGGCTCCCAGGAGAACACGTTGCGCTTTGCGCCGGACTTCGGATCATGCTCGCCCTTCTCGCGAGGCGAGCGCACATCGAATTTGCCGCCCGGCAATTTTCCCGTCACGCGCCGCCGGTCCGGATCGTTCGGATCAATCAACGCGATCGGCCCGCGAACCAGCTCGCCGTGTTCCTCCAGGCGGCGGCGTTGCGCGCCCTCCAACACCAACCGATCCTCCGGGTTGCGTCGCGCGTCTGCCGCTCGAAGCTCATCCACATCCTCCGGCGCAAGCGCCACCACCGTGCAGCGGCAACCCCAATCCCAGGGCGGGTAGTGATCCCGCCAGAATGGCGAGTCCGCCGGCAACACCAGACCGTTCAGCGCTGCATGCTCCGGGCGCACCGCGCCATCTTCCATCGTTTGATATTGCCAATAAGGGAATGCGTCCACCGACTCTTGCATCGCGTTATAGCTCGCCGCCTCATACGCCTGGTAACCGTGCGTGCGAAGCAATAATTCCGCGCGGCGGAACGCGGAAGCGAGCTGCTCCTCCCGATCAGCCGGATCGTCCGAGTCGGCCAGGTGCGGAGATATGCGCAAGGCCACATCCTTGCGGACCTCATCCCAGTTCGCGCCCGCCGGCAACGCGGCAATGCGATCGCGGACATCCTGCAGCACCTTCAGATTCTCCACGTGCGCGATCGTGAACGCCCGCGCGCGGATCTCCGGCAACATCGCGTCGAACGTCTTGCGAAGCACCGCGGGCTTGCCCTTCAAAAAGGCAATCGCTTCCACATGAGGCACTGGCTTCAAATCAATCATGTCGCTCTCCGCACGGTCGTCATCGTATCACGCTCTGCCATTCGGAACAAGGCGCACTTCCCGCCGGGACCGAGCTTAACACCGTCGCGATAAATTGTCGTCCTGGCCTGCCCGGTGCGCCGCAACTGATACGTGCGCATTTCGTTCCACGCCGTCTTCACGAAGACGCTCAACACCACATCCGGCAAGTCCTCCGGATACTCCGGCGCCGCGCGTCAACCATCTTGAAATCGTCAAATGGGTTCATGGCAAAACAGAACCAACGCCTCCAGCGTACCCATCTGCCGGGGCGGCAGAGGGTCCGCTGAGGCTGTTGTTCGGGGTGACCGCCGCCTGTCCCTCGCCTAATCGGCTCGGGTGACGCTCAGCTCTGCCGTTCAACATCACTCGTCTTTCTTGTTCTTCCATTCGACAATCGCCGCCATGCTTCGTCGAATCCCAGATGGCCCTGCTCCGATGGCGACGACCGAGATTCCGAGACCGGCAGCTAAAAGGAGCGCGACGATAACCGCCACGATTGCCGCACCGAGAACGGCTACAAATGCGCTCACTATTACCGTGAGGCACACGCATACAATCGAGAACACACACGCCGCAAGAAATCCGAGAACCGACTAGATAATCTTCACTCTTCACCTCCATTTTGTGTTGAACCAACGCCTCCAGCGTACCCGACGCCCGAAGCGGTCGCGGGTCCATTACAGAATCAGTCGCAGCGGGATCGCCGCCACCTCGGGCGACGGGGCCGCGTGTTCCTGAAGCTCTTTCTCGAAATCGGCTGTGTCTTCTTCTTGGGCCACCGCCACACGCGTGACGTAGCAGTGGATCGGGGTTCCAGTGATCGTGTGCCCCTCCCATATCCTGGCGGGAACACCGTTCACGTGGACGATCTTGCTTGTGCTTTCGAGCGTCACCTTCATTGATGCTTCTCCAGGTCATGCGACCAAACAACCAGAAACGCGCCGATCGCGGCGAGCAGACCGGCGCCGCCAAGGATTAGCGAGAGGCCAAGCAGTCCGACATAGAAACTCTTTTTGTCAATATCACCAAAGTCCATCTGGGTGCTCCTTTTCCAGCACGGTTTTATTCCTTCGGATGTAGTCTGCAACGGGGCACAGCTTGTCGTGCTCTTTGCCGTTCACCCACAGCCAGTGTAGGTACGAAGCCGGAACATCCTGCATTTCCTCGCCCTCGTACTTTCCGAACGGCATCGGGTTTGTGTCCCGCAGTTCTTTCATCGCCGCCCGTCCCGAAAGCACACCGCGTCCAGCGCGATGATTTCGCGGCGCTTCCGATTGTCTTTGTTTCGCTTCGCCAATTCATCTCGCGCCGCAAGGCGCGTTGCCGCATCAGCCTGTCGCGCCGCCGCAGCAAATTCCCGCGTGCAGCAGCGGTATGTCGTCAAAATCCTGAACAGCCGCGCATTCACCATGCGAGGGCCATTTTTATTTTCGTTTTCTACCCTCCGCGAATCCCTGCAAAAACCCGATCTGCCCGAGCCACGGTCATCGGAGCGGGTCGGAGAGATCGCCGCTTGTAGGGCATTCTGCGCGTTCCCGGTCACGAGTAGGTCCTCCGGTATGCCTTCAGCACGGGACCCTCGCGATCCCACAGCCACGGATCCTCCTCGCAGCGCCGGATGTGCGCCTGCCACGAGTCCAGGTCCAGCAGCGCAAGCTTCGGGCTGATGAGGCTCAGCCGGATCAACCCGGCCTCCCAAAGCCGGCGCATGGTCTCCCACTTGTTCTCGCAGAACCCGGAAATGCCCAACTGCTCATAACCCTTCCGGTCCAACAGCAGCCAATACTGCCCGGGATATGCCTCCGTCCGCTGAAGAGGGTCTATGTAGATTCCGGGCGCAACCCGGACAAGGTTCTTCGGACGGTCATCAGATTTTAAGCAGCAATTGGTCACTCAGCACCTCCCGTTTTTGTTCCTCAAACTTATGCTTCGCCTCAAAGGCATTCACCGCCTCATAAAAACCTTCGCCGTGCTCGCCGCCGGCTACTCGCGCAAAGCAAAGCTGGCAAAGCTCCGTCACACGCGGGCGCACGCTGCACAAATCCCAGCCCATTGCGTCCGCAAGCTTCCGCGTCGTACAGGGCCCATGGCGCAGCAATGCGCCATACACAAGCATCCGATCGCCCTGCGCACGCTTGAGCACGTCCTCCCATGTCTCGTTTCGATAATCAACCGGCCTCACCTGCGGCCGCCTTTCTTCCGCGCCCGATTGCGCAGGGTGAAATAGAGGCTCCATGTCTGCTTCTCAGTCGCGTCGCGCATGTCGCAGCCGAACTGCCGCCGGCAGATCGAACCCACATACGCCTCCACGTTCCCGATCGCGTCGCGCGCGTTCGCCATTTCCGCGCGGAGCTTCTGCCGTGCCACCGCAAGCCCGCTGCACCCGACCCGCAGATCCCACTCCCGCGCCTGCTCCACGCGCCCGAGGATACGCAGGAAGTGCGCGACGAGCCGCGGATAGTCCGCCTGCGTGCATGCGCGGAGTTGTCCACGCCCGCACGCCTTGAAGATTTCCTCGTAGCGCCACGTGTCCAGGTCCTCGCCGGTCAGCCCGTCAGCCATGCGCTTCCGGTGCGCCGGCACAATCAGCCGCGCCATCATCGTGCGCCGTTGCTCGCTGTTCAGCGGCGCTTGCGCGGAGCCGTGCATCGCTTTGTCAATCGCTGTCGTCATGCTCCACTCCGTTCCACACGCAAAACGCAATCACGAGAACAACCACGCAGAAGGTCTGCGCGAATCCGATCCACGCGAAGACGTTCCACACCCATTCAGGACATCCGTTCATTCCGACACCCGCTTCATCGGAAGTTCCACCTGCAGCCGATAGGTCACGTTGCGATCCGCCGCGCGGCCCGCGCCCCAACGGCCAAGCAGCAGGCCGCAAAACAAAACGGCCACCAGGAGAGCCGCGATCGCAAGCGCGCGCCATCGCGTCAACTCGTGCTCAAGGTCAATAATCGTCAGGTTCTGCATGCTCAACCTCCCGTCTTCAACGTTTCCTTGTCCACCTCCAGGAAGCAGCGTTCGGTCTGCGTCACCTTCAACCCCAGCATGCGAAGGTTCTCCTCACCCAACTCGTCGCGCGCCGCCAGAAGCGATTGCTTGTCCACCTCTTCCGTCCGGCGCACATACATCGGCAAGCTCTCGCGCAGGATGCTCAACACCGTCTCCCACGTAACGCCTTTCATCGGCTTCAACACCGGCTGCCCGGTGCGGAACCCAATCGTCCCATGCACAAACGCCACGCTCTTTGCGGTGGCGAACTCCTCCGGATGCGCCTTCGCCCAGGCCAAGGCAATCTCCTCCAGCGCGTCATAGCCTGCTTTCAGCGATTCGGTCTCCGCCTCGAACGGTGCTTTCGCCAGTGCAATCGCTTCGTTCATTCGCGCCACCACTTCGTCCAGCCGCGCGCTCGCCAGGCATGCCTCGCGCACCACGTGCTCCACTTCCGCCTTCGTCTCCAACGGTTTCATTTTCTTCACCATGATCGTCTCCTCTCTCATCGCATCTCTTGCTTGCTGTCGCCCCGTTCCGGAAACAACTGCCGCACCGCCCCTTCAAGCAGATACGCCGATACCTCCGCCCCGTCTTCGTCCGCATTGTCCGCCGCCAACTCCACCGCGTCCGCCAAGGCGCGCAGATTCCCTCCGCGCCGCAACGGATCCACGATCCGCTCCGCCAGCTTCTGGCAAACCACGCCCTTCAGCGGGGTGGATGCCGCGATAAACGCCGCAATGTCCACCGGCTGCAAGCCGTCCCGCCACTCGGTGCGAATCGGCTTGATGGAGCGCCCGAACAACTGCTGCGCCTCGCTCATCGCGTCGCTGGAGGCATGGATCAAGCGACTGTAGCCGGTCGGGTAGGAGCCAAGGATTAATCGGCTGCGGCTTTCGTCTATGATGCACTTCAACAGCTTCAGCATCATCACGCCACCCTCGTGAACGTCGTCCACCAGGAGCGTCAGCGGAGAGCCCTTCAGGTGCTTCAGAACCTCCTCGAACGTCGCCGCGCCGCCCGTCTTCTCCGGCGTACCGACCGCCGTCGCCAACGCGCACGCAATCCGCGCCAGACTGTCTTTCATCCCCGGCACGATGTGCAGATAGACGGACTCATCCTTGTGGTCCGCCGCCAGCTTCGTCATCGTCCAGGTCTTCCCGCAGCCGGTCGGCGCAATCAGCCACGCGCACCGACGATCATTCCGCTGCCCGCCCAGCAAGTTGAACACCGTCACCCCATACGCATAGATCGGCAACGCGTCGAAAAACTCCTGCGAAGTCGCGCCCACCTCGATTTCCGTCACAAACGCCGTAAGCTTCTTCTCCCACTTATCAATCGCCTTCCCAATCTCTGGCCAGTTCCGCGCGCGCAACCGATGCGTCCACGACTTCGGGCTGCCCAGGTATCTCCGCCAATGGTTGGCAAACCGTTCGTCGCCCCATCGCATCGCCGCCTGGAATTGCTCCACGCGCGTAATAAGCTCATTGACTCTCTGCTGCTTCTCTGTCATCCTCATCTCCTCTTCGTTGGTTTGTCGTACCCGGCCCCGGTTCACGTACCGGGGCCGATTTTTTGCCCTCACTTCTCCATCGCCATTTCCCACACATTCCGCAGCCTTGGCAGCCGCGTACGGCATTCCACATCAGAACCGGCGGCGGGCGCGGCAGGAGAACTGCTGCGCGGCAAGGAACACGCAGCCGGCGATCCACACGCCGCAACCGCCCCGCCGCCGGAAACATTCGTCGAAACTTCAACCGCATCGCGCCGCCCTTCGCCGCGCGCCTCGGATGTGGAAGCTGTAACCTTCCCGCCGAACCCGATCGCCCGATACTCGCGCCGGATCGCCGCATGGATGCGCTTGCGCTGCTCGATCGCCCGCGCCGTCGCATCCGCGTTCACTTCCACCTTCAGCCCGTCCAGCGCAGCCAACACCTCCGGCGCATCGTCCAGGCAAAGCGCGCACGTCGTGATTGTGTGGCCCGGGTGATAGCCGTGGTGCTCCTGGTCGAGCACAATCGCCGCGCGAAGCGGCGCGTCGTAAGGATCGAAGTACACCACCACCTTCGCGCCCTCGAACTCCCACATCGTGTCGTCCGCGAAGTGATACGGGAACGAACCGCCGAACGGACTCGGGCACTTCACATGCACCATGTTGCGGCGTATCTGCCGCCGCTCCATCACCGGCGCCGCGAGATAGCCAAGCGAGGGGTCCAACTTGCGGCGCGGGTTCTCGCGCAGGTGCTCCTCGTGCATCTGCTGCGGTATCCACCGGCCGTACTTCGGGCTCTCGACCTGCTCGGCGTTGAGATAGCCGATCGCGAAGTCCATATCCTTCAGCGCCTGGTCGAGCATAGGGAACGATTCGCGCGGATCCGCGCGGCCATTCCGGCACCGGATATAGAGCTTGCTCTCCCGCTCCATCTCGCCGCGGAACCGCCCGACCTGGCCGTCGAGGAGCGACAGCGGCGTCCACAACCGGTTGAACCAACTCTCGATCAGCTTCGAGTGCGGCCGCCCGGTCGCGTCCTCGATCCCGATGCCGGCGGCCTCGTAATACGCCATCGCCCGCTTCGACTGCCACACCCCGCCTTCCAACATGTAAAAGTCCGGCGCATACACATCCCGCCCCAGCCGGTACTGGGCCGCAACCGTATCCTCCGAGCGGTAGCTCTGCTGCTCGCGGATCACGTAGGAATAGCCTGGGCAGAAGTCCGACGCATCGTCTATGCACGCAAGAAGCTGGAAGCGCCCCAGCTTCACGCCATATTTATCCGAGCAACGGCACCCGCCCCACGGCCACGGCACGCACACCCCAAAATTGATCGTCGCATCGTCCCAGCTCTGCCGCTCGCCGGGGCGGAGCCTGCGCACCGTCTCGCCGTCGTTCACCATGCGCAGGCTGCCCGGAATGTAGAAGCCCGAGAGGCGCGCGTCGCGCGGGTTGCGGTGGTGGCGGATGATGTCAACAGGCACGTGCATTTGATCCCTCACACATTTCGGCAACGCCTTAGACGCCCGCGGCTTCAAAATCGCCTCCGCCGTTTCGTCGCTCAACTCGCCCGCCCGCGCAAGCAGCCGCGCCGCAAAAACCTTCGAACCACGATCCCTCCGCGCGTTCGTCTTCACATACACCGCGCGCAGCTTCTTCAAATCCTCCGCGGTCGGCTCGCATTGCGCGGGCCGGCCACGGCGTTGCCGCGCTTGGGCTGGCTTTTCGGTTGGGATTACTTCGTCCATGTCTGCGGGAGTTTGATCGTGCCCCATAGTGTCTCGATCTCTGCGCGCTCGTCAGGGGCAAGCTTCGACCAGTAGCGCAGGCTGTTCTGCAGCTTCGTCACCGCAGCCTTCAGGTTTCGGTAGTGGTCCACGTCCGCCCGGTCGCGGACCCCGTTTCTGCCCACGCGCGAGCCCTCTCCTACGACGCCCGCGAACGCCCTGCCGGCATGCGCGCCGAGAATGACATCCTTCAGCGCGGCGCGTGCCCGCTCGCGGATGTCAGCCGTGCCTTTCACCTGGCGAAGCTCGCCGGATGAGTGGTAAGAGATCGTCTTGCCGCTCTCCAGCATCGCCAGCCGATACGTGTCCACACCACGATCAATCGCCCTCAACGCCGACTGCGGCGTCATCCCAAGCTCGTGGCGGACCGTCTCTTGCCATCCCATCTCTGATGGGGTCCGCCGTCCGCGTGCGGACGGCGGGGAAACATTGGCGTTTTCGCGTGTATTTCCGCGCAGCAAGTTCGCCTCAGGATCCCGGAAATACCGCTCCCTCAACGCCTGCAGCTCGCGGCCGAACTCAACGATCTTCTCCCATCCGCCCATCTCCTCCAGTATCTTCCGCGCCCGTTCCCAGGACGGCTCGTGGTCCTTTACGGGCGGCAGAACTTCGGGGTGCAGCACGGCATTGCTCATGATTCCTCCTTGTGTATTCCCTTGAAATGCTTGCGGAGCCATCGTTCTATTCGCGGGCTCTTGCGCTCTCCGGTGATCACCCGGTAAAGATGATGGCGGGTAACTCCCAATGTGGCGGCGGCTTGTCCTATACCGTGATGCCGCACCGGGCGTATCTTCTTTCCTTTTGTTGGAACGGCAATTATCATGTCCACAGATGACTGATCCGATTTCACAGGCTGAGCTTGCACGAGAGAAGGAGGTGTCTCTCCTGAAGGGGCAGGTTCACGGCTTGGAGAGAGCAATGGACGACGCTCTGGCGCGTATCCGAGAGATCTAAGCATTCCTTCGATCTCTCCAAGCGACCTCACAACGCCAAGCAGACATCCCTCCAGAGCGCCAACCCTCGCCGCAAGCTCCTTGATTTCAGCGCTCACGCCGCACCTCCAGCAACCCGCTTGAAATACCGGCTCCGCTCGATGCGCGGGCTGCGGCGCTCCCCGCGCAGGACGTACCACAGGTGCCCGCGCGTCACGCCGAGATCCCGCGCCGCCGCGCAAATCCCGGGGAACCGCGTCAAATGGTTACGCCCGCGAATCGTGTGGAAATCACTCGCCTTCCGTGACATCATAGGTCTCCATGAATCTTCTTGAGTCGCTTCAGGAACGCAGAAACCAGTCTGCCTATCGGGCCATGGACGTTCTCTTCGCCACGGCCACCGGTGCCCTCTCTCTTACCATCGCCTTTCGAGGCGATCTCACGGCCGGCGCCGCGCACATCTGGCTGCTCAAAGCGGCGTGGTGCGGGTTCGTCCTCGGTGGGCTTTCCGCAATGCTCGCACGTACAGCAGAGATCCTCATCTTTCAGAAGCTCATCCAGCGGTTTCATGACTACTCCGACGTAGTGGCCGCCGCCCCGGCGTGGTGGCAGATTGCCGCCTTCTTTTCCGCCTACGTGTTCTTCGTTTCTGCCGCCATCGCGCTCGCGGCGTTCGGCATCGCCAACCTGTAGCAGCAACACCGTCACACGCCTCAGCTCCATCACGTACACCCCGCCACCCATAAACCCAGGCGTGATCCGTATGGACTGGTGCGTCCGCTCTCCCGCCTCCGGAAAATCCGCTCTTTCCCCCTCCGCCTCTCCCGTGTATGCTTTTCGTTCCGGTGACATCATGCCTACAGGATTACTACTAGATTCCTAATGAGTCAACAGCAAAATAGGAAAATAATAGGAACAAGGCTTGAATTGCTGAAAGCCCATCATTCGGTCACATGGGGCGAGCTTGCGGCTCTTATTGGTATATCGAGGTCTATGTTGGATTTCCTGAGGTCTGGAGCAAAAGATCCCGGCCCGAAGGTCTTGAGAAAGATAGCCGATGCGGAGCGTGCTGCTGGGCTCCTCCCAGCAGTTCCTCCGCCGCAGACGGTACCGGACGGCATTAGGCATAGTTCCATGCATTGGAAGAATCGGGACGACGTTTTCCAATCGTTGGAAACGCGCCTTGAGCGGCTATTGGAAGAGGCCCAATCTGTGATTAAAGAGCTGAAGGAATTGCGAGAAAGGAAGGGGTGAAGGATGGCGGAAGATGTCGAATCGTTGGCCAAGGATCTTGGTTATAAAAATCGGCGGCGCTCGACTTATACGGCCCCCGCCATGGCTGGACTTTTCGGGTTGTTTGCCGGCATAAACGCAATAGGGGCGGCTGGGTGTTTTCTCGCATTTCTGTCAACGAAGGAAGGGGCATGGTACTCGTCGGTATGGATTCTATGGGCTCTTGCTTTCGTGGTTGGCTTTGTCGTCAACTTCGCCATCGCGCAAATCATTAACTGCATTGGACGATCTGCACACTACACGGAGGAGATTGCGGACTTCCTTCACGATTACCGGCCGCCACAGAGCGAAGGCTACATCTTAAACGCGATTCTGGAAGAACTCCGTGCGCTCAACAGAAAGACGGTATTGCCACAGGAAGAATCCGAGCCGACGCCTCCCGCCACGGAAACTGAGGTCAAGCCTCCGCCGCGCATCGAAATCCCGTGCCCTGTCTGCCAGAAAACATTCAGCATTCTCGATCTGCCAGACAAGACGGAACACACATGCCCGCACTGCGGACAGATTGTGGAACTGGCGGAAGAACCGGCTCACTAAAGATTCAAAGCCGCTTCAAACTGGAAGCTGAACAGAGGGGGAGATAACGCACGTGCACACAATAGACTTCAGCAGCAGCCTATACTACTCGAACCGGGAATTGATCCCTGTGCAGGACATGGCAACGGCGATGGTGGCCTATGGGCGAATCATCGAAATATCCGCGCCTGTCATTGCCAAACTGTCCGGGATCTCCGACCCGTTCGTGGTGCGGGTGTTCCTGAAAGAAATCCGGGCAGGAAGCGCAGACGAAGGTTTCATAAATAGGTTTGTGTTTAAGAATCAGAAAAGCAAAGATGCTTTCATTGACTGGCTGCGGAGGGTAACGCTCGTGGAACACCTTCAAGAAAAGAATCCGACACTCGGGAAGCTCTGGGCCTATATTCTGGTGGGCGGCGCGATGTTTGCCGTAGGCCGCTACGGCCTTCCGAACCCCAAGAGCACGGTGCACATACAGGATGTTTCCTCCGCAATCATCAATGTGGGCGGAACCATCAACATCCCTCACGAATCCATTCAAGAAGCGATGTCTGCCGGCATTCGCAACAAGGCCGTGCTGGCTACAAACGCGGTGAAGGTTATCCGCCCGGCCAAACACGACGAACACGCGCTGATCCGCGTGGATAACAGAGATGAGTTAACCATTCCTCCGGAAGCCATCCGTGAGGTTCCGTCCATAATCGGCGAAGCCGAAGAGATACAGCAAACAAAGACGCTCACAGCCGTTCAAATCAGCGTCCGCGCGCTGGACCGGGACAGCACACAAAAGGGGTGGGCCGCCGTGGTGCCATCGTTTAGCGAGCGCCGCGCAAAACTCGAACTGGATCCATCCGTTGATTCTTCCGTCGTCGCGCGGAGCGAGATCCTATGCGGCGACATCGAGGCGAGCTACCGCCTTGATCAACGCGGGAATGAAGTCCCGAGGCGATATACCTTGCTGCGGATCAGGTAGTGCCATCAAACAGCGCTGCATCGGCGCAGGCGCGTCCGCACTTTCACCAACCGCGCATAGACATGTTGCCGGGTTAATCCAAGCCTGCGCGCCACTTGCTGCATGTTCAACCCTTTCAGCATAAGATCCACAACCTCTCGCTGCTTCGGGGTCAGATCTGCGCGGGCCAGCCGCGCGCGGATATGCCGTTCGGAATCGCTTTCGGAAACCGCATCGGCGGCAGAGCCGCCTGGCGCGACCAGCACATCCGCCCATGTCAGCGCATCGTCGGTTGCTCCGCAAAGCGGCGACTCCATGCTGATATGCTGGTGGCGATATTCTTTCTCGATGGCTCTTTTGGCGCCATACGCGGCGCCGACCAGGCACCAGTTCCCGAGCGTCCGTCCGCCTCCCGGCGACCATTGCGCCTGCGCGGCCCATGCCGCAAGACGCGCTTCCTGGGCGAGATCGTCCGCATCAATCGCTGGAGGCAGTTCTCTCCCGCGATAGCGCCCGGCCACATGGGATCCAATGCGCAGGAGATCGTCGCTGGATAGCTCGCCTTTCAGCGGCGCAATCATGGCTTGTTCGTCCAGGTCACGCCACCGACGTTGAATATGACCTGCGTGTTGGCGTGGTCGAAATAGATCGGAGCATTGGTTATCGCGTCCCAATTCAGCCCTTCAAGCCCGCCGCCGCCACCGCGAAATTCTGGTGCCTCCACGGGCAGGCTGATGTTCACGCGTGGGTTAATGCCGGCCGTGATGCGCACATAGCCGCCGTCGTCCTCGGGCGGCACGTCAACACGCAAGAGGATCGTGTTCGCATCCACCACCGTCATGCCGTATTCGACCTCGACCCACGGTCCGTTGATGATGTCCGTTGAATAGAGGACTACAGGCAAGGTGTTTGTATCTTCAACAATCATCGTTACGACGAGCTGGTCATTCGTTTTGTCGTACCAAGTGCTGCCGGTCTCGCCCAGCGGCTCGTAATCCGTAACGAATGTGAGGATGTTTTCCCCGTGCGCGCGGATGAAGAATATGCCGCTGCTGGCGCCAATGGAGTACGTGCGGCTCAGGTTTATCGGGTGGTTGTTCATGTTCAGAGGGTAATGGTAGTCCGTTGGCGGCGCGGTCAGTGCGCGAATGTCCAGCACCTGGACGCCGCCGGGTGTCACGCCATCGCCGATACGCAGATCGTGCAATGCGCCGGCATTCACTACGCCGACACCGAACGGTATGACGGTTTCCTGCAGTTCCTGTTCGGTCATGTCCTCGAACACGAGCCGCTTGACCGTGCTGGTTGTCCCGGCGAAACCGGCCTGTGCCAACAGCAGAACGATAAGCGTGAGTGTGCGTTTCATGGCGATGGTGGTGCGTTGTAATCCTGCCAAGCGGAGAGATTCACCCTGTTCACGTTTGTGTGGGTTCCGCCAAGCGCTGCAATGCGATCCTCGATCTCGGCTAAAACATGCGTGACGGAGCTAATAACCATCGGCGAGGTCCATGTCCCCAAAAGGACCGTATTCGTCCCGATAATCAGGAAGCAAGGGCTTCCGCTGTCGCCGGGAATTGGATAACCGTAAGCTCCTGTGCGGACGGAAATGAATTGCGCATCCCATTCGGATGCAGGCGAGTGTGTTGCCGCCGGAAGCAACAATTCGTTTTGGTTAAGCCACATCAGCCGGATCAGCGAGTTTTCCAGGTATCCGGGATAGCCCTGGAGCCTGCCAAGGTCTTCAGCGTCGAGCACCCGCGCAGGAACGATGCTCTCCGGCAGCGGAGAGTCCAAGCGGGCAACCGCGATGTCGGACTCAGTCCAAGTGCAGGATGCAGACACGCAGCGCTGGTCTATCAGAGTTCTCGTGTGGAGGCCGTTCGTCGGGTCAACGAACAGAAATTCAGTCCCCACCGGAGCCATATAATGCGTCGCGTAAAGCATATGTTCGCGCGTAACGAGCGTTCCGGCTCGATAGCGCCCGCTGAATGTGTTCGATGGCGACGCGCAGGAGAGGTCAACCGCTGCAGCCCAGAGGTTTGTATTCAGGATCCACCCCTCTGAAAAGACGTTCACCTCCTTTGCCGGCAGGGTCGCCTCGCGCGCGATAGCGGAGGTGTTTATCATCGCGCGCAGGCTTCCAGCCACATCTGAACCCCACGTCCAATTCGTCCATGTTGCCGTCGTGCCGGGATAGATTATTTCCGTCGTCCGCTGAAAGTCTCCCAGTGTAGAAACCACGGTTCCTGTGTCTCCGAGTTCGACCCCGTCTCCCCATAGAGCGACCCACGTTGAGTTTGTGTAAACGACCGTCAAAAGCGCGGCTCCAACGTGCTGGACATCAGAATCTGGTGCGCTCATACGAAGGATGTTTGGGTGCAGGCTATACCCTGGCTCCGTGCTGCGAAGCACCTGCACGGCCAACACAGAGTTGAACCGTTGCGTGGCGATCTGTGAGAGCACGTTGTAGCCATATGGTTGCGTCGAAAGGGTGAACCAATCCGGGTGGTACGGACCGCCGACGCTGACCACATAAACGTTTGTCATATACCCCGCATCCGCGTGATCCCCCCATGAATGCGCTTCGGTCCATTCGCCTGTCGGCCAAAGCTCTACCGCATCAATTCGGCTTTCCACCGCTGCCACGCGGGCCGTCGGCGCATACCCCGCCGCCGCGTGATCCCCCCATGAATGCGCCTCGCTCCATTCGCCGGTCGGCCAAAGCTCCACGGCATCAATTCGGTTTTCCGCCGCTGCCACGCGGGCCGTCGGCGCGTAGCCCGCCGTCGCGTGATCCCCCCAAACAAATGCCGCATCCCATTGGTCAAGACGGTTCGACGTTATTTCGGCGGCAACACTGTCCATAAAGGTTGGATCCAACTCCTCGGTTATGAAGCCGAACAGCTCGCCGGGGTCATACGTGAGGGGCCCTCGGTATTCGGTATACCGCTCGTCAGGCGCGTAGCGCACGGTCAGCGATTGGACAACGGCAACACTACGCCCCGATACGTTCGTGCCGTCAAGCGTGAGCAGGCGCACGAAGCCATAGTATTGGCCTGGCTCCAGGATGGATTCCTCGTGGTCCAGGCCCATCCGGACAACCCCACCGGACGGGTCAACGACATCCACCGTTTTTGCGATCCACGTCTGGTACAGGTTCGTCGCGGACACCACATCCCAGACGATTGCGAGATTTGTAGCGGACAAGTCGAGCGGGACTTGGTTGGTGTGGAGGGCATACTCAAGCTCAACCGTTTCGCCCTGCCGCCATCCAAATACATGCCGCGCGCCTTCGCGGCCTGCGTCCCAGGCCACCGATGTTGAGCGCAAGACAGGGGCGTCTGCAAGGCATGCTGTAACCGACAGCAGAGACAGCATTCCGACGGATGCAACAGCGCGCAGGTTCATGCGCTTGATGCTCCGTCAATACGCGCAATTCATCCATTTGGCGTGGGGGTTATGGGCCCGAAGCCCCCCCCGGTTGGGGCACCGCCCGGCGCCGGCGTTTAGTTGCGGGAGGCCCACGACAATTATAAACGCGTGAGGAATAATTCATGACAGAAGTCTCTGCTCCGCTCATGACCGTGGCCGTCCTGTTCGTTCTGACCCAAATCGTCAGCGTAATTACAGACATAACCTCGATTCGGCGGAACACGGCGAGAACACCCCCTTTGGATCAGGAGATTTATAAAGACTTCGCCACAAAGGCTGAGGTCGCGCGGCTTGAGGGCAAAATGGACGCGCTGATCTCCTCCTCCAATGAGGCGCTCCGAGACATGACGAAGAGCATTTCCGAACTCACTGGAATGGTTCGAGAGCACTTAAGGCAGCACTGACCATGATCTTCCTCTATAAAGGCATCAGCCCTATTTCACGCGCGATTGTGTTCAGAACAAGGGTCTCATCCTGGCTGCCAGACGAACTGGCCTATAGCCATGCGGCATGGGGCACCAGCGATACAACCGTGGTTGAAGCGTGGAAAGACGGGGTGAGAGAGGTCCAATTCGAGAGAGATCACAGGCCTGGGACGATTGTTGATCTCTATCACATCAATCTCGCTCGCGAGCAGGTTGAGGGCATCAACGATTTTCTCCGCGCCCAAATTGGGAAGCCTTACGATTGGCTCGGCATACTTGGGTTCCTTGTCCGTTCCGATCGAGCCCACAGAAAAACCAAGTGGTTCTGCTCTGAACTAATTGCAGAGGCGCTCGATCTGGTCGGGAAGCCGTTGCTCTCGCGCTGCCCGGCGCATCGCATGCTTCCGGGCATGATCGCACTCTCTCCATATCTTGAATACGCTGGAACCCGCATTTGTCGCGCCCAGGCAACGTCCGCCGCCTCGGTGGACCTTACTGGAGCGTTTCCGTGCATCACGTAACAATAGAAACAATTTGCGCCGCCGTTCGGATGCGCCGGCGAAGCGCGCTGCGGATGCGGAGGATTGCAGGCTTGGCTATGCCTGCCTCGTTGGTTCTGGCGCGGGCGACGGCTATCGAGAAAGAGGCGCGCGAGCTTGAAGAGGATCTTATGCGGTACATAAAGGACGACGATGCGTTGAAGTATGTACAGGAGGTGCTGCCAAATGAACTTGAGTGAGCGTGAACAGCTTCGGAAGGCGTTGCTGAAGTTTCTGTCGGTCAGGCAGGCATATTCATTTGATGTGTCCAGCCTCGTCTACCACATTCGCGAACAACACCTGGTGACGTGTGCGTTCGACGAATCCGATGTGTCAGAAAGCCTGGCATTCCTGGAAGGGCTGGGGCTGGTCGAGTCTCAACAGGGCCAGCTCGGAGCCTCGCTGACTTACAGGGCCAGTTCACAGGGGGTTTTGCTCTATGAGCGCACCTTTGCCCACTAAATCACCGCGCGCCAGAACCGGGAAAATCGCTCGGCTTCCGTACCACGTGCGAGAGGAAATCTGCCGCCGGATGCGCGATGGACAAACCGCTAGGGCCATTAACGACTGGTTGATCTCAACGCACGTGCAGGGATCTCCGTTTTCGGATGTGAATTTCACATCCTGGCGGAAGGGCGGATACCAGGACTGGCTCGCAGAAGAACAGCGGAACGATCAGATCCGCATGCGGGCCGATTCCATCCGTCGGAAGCTGGACGCTGGCGGGCTCTCTGTAATTGACGAAGGCATGTATGAGCTGGCTCAAATCCTTACCGATGCCGCTCGCGAACGTCCGGAGGATGCGGAAAAAGTTGCGAATGCCATTGTCGGGCTGAAACTTGCCGTCGTTTCTGACGGAAAGCTCCACCTCGATAAGAAAAAAGTCGCACAACGCGAAGACACGTTGCGGCTGCAGCGTGATAAATTCCGCTGGCAGCTCGCGGAAAAGCTCCTGAAATTTGCAAAGGATGCGAGCGTTCAGGCCATTGCCTCGCGCGGCGAGACAAGCCAGGAAGATAAGATCAAGGCGATCCTTGCCTACATGGATGAGGTCGAGGCGGAGGCAATTGCACCGGCATGAAGCTGCTCTCTTTCCAGGGCGAAGTCATGCGGCGCTGGCGCGAGTTCGGTCTGCTCTTGCTTCTATGGCGACGGCAGGCCGGCAAAACCACCCTTTTCGCATGGATCGCGCTCCGGTGGATGCTCGAAATGCCAGGCTGTCTTGTCACCTTCGTCTCCGCATCCCTTTCGGTCGGCCGCGAAGTGACTGAACGCGTTGCCTCGCTGTTCTGGGTAATCCTATCCGCAATGCGCGAACAAGTGCAGGCGCAGGGGCTTAAACTGGAAACCAACGCAGACGGCCTCAGTGAACAGGAGTATGTGGACCTGTTTGCATCCGGGCGGCTGGAAGTGCGTGTATGGCACAGCCAAACAATATGCTCACGCCTGAAGGTCATAGCTCCCAACCCGGCCACGGCGCGCGGCTACACCGGGTTTGTCCTCCTGGATGAAATAGGATGGATCGGTGCGTTCCGTGAGCTATGGGATGCAGTCGAATGGATCGCCGCGCGCGACCCCTCGTTTAGGGTACTCATGGCGACAACACCGCCCGCGGATGATGCGCATTATTCCTACGAATTGGCGGTTCCGCCTGAAGGCATAGCCTTCGACGTTAACCCTTTCGGGAACTGGTACGTCTCACAGGCCGGCGTGCAAATACACCGTGTGGACGTGCATGATGCCTATGCTGCCGGTGTTAAGATTTTCGATACACGAACACGGGAAGAAGTCTCTCCTGAAGAATCGCGGCGCCGCGCGCTCGATAAAGACAACTGGGACCGAAACATGGCCCTGAAGTTCTTGTCGGGAAGCGCAGCCGCATGCAGCCTGATGAGTCTCGCAAACGCCATGATTGCCGGGCGCGCCCTGTGCCTTTGTTCCGAAGGCGACTTCCCGCCAGCTTGGAAAGACCGGCTCGGCGATGGACATATCTGTATAGGGTACGACCTGGCAACAACCGAGAAACAGAAGTCAAACCCATCATCGCTCACTGTGCTTGAGAAAGCAGGCTCTCGCTATATTGCGCGACTCATCACCCGCTTCAAGACTTCTGACAACGATAAAGCCCTTGCCATGTTGGAAGAAGCTGTTGACTTGGGCGAGGGTCGCCGTCCCCGGCGACTCGTGGTTGACGGGACATCAGAGCGTTACTTCGCGGACAAGGTCAAAAAACATTTTCTCGGACGCGTGCCGGTTGAAATCGTCGTGTCCTCAGAGTCCTTCCCTGGCGAGGAAATGAATTACAAAACCTATTTGGGCAACCAATTGGTGAACGCTCTCGAAGACAACCAAATTCTCTTGCCCGAAGCAAAATGGGTCAAAGACGACTGGCGTCTCGTATTTAAGGAGCGCGGTCTCTTCATGAACCAGTTGGACAACGCAGGAAACCACGGCGACACGTTCGACTCTACGAAACTGGCCCTCCACGGCTTCTTCACAGGCGGGCCTGTGGAGGCTGCGGCCGCAGGCGCTACGGCCGTTCCAGGCACTAAAAACTGGGCGCATTCTGGGGCTGTTCTTGTGTGAGGTTAACATGAATATTCTACAATCACTCAAAAACAAGTTCACAGGCAAGGGTCCTCGGACTGTCGTTAACAGTCGCTACGAGCCTGAGACATGGACAGAATGGCTCGATGTTGATCGTGTCGGAATGGCTATCCGCGCTGCGCGCGGCGGATCTGTTCAGGCCCTTTTCGCATTGTACCGCGATATCGTCGTCACCGATTCGCACATCCAAACCGAGCTTTTCAAGCGGAAGTTGGCTGTGCTTGGCGAACCCTTTTCCCTTAACGCCTACGATAAAAAAGTCACTGCAGATAAAGTCGCATCTGACTACTGCGAAACATCCATATATGAGTTGAAGTCCTCATGGAGAGTTGCGTGTGGACACATCCTTGACGGTGTACTTTGGCCGGTGTCTGTTGTCGAGAAGGTCTACCGCGCGGACGGCGGCAGATTCATCCTGTCTCAGTTGATTCCAGTCCCTCACCACTTGCTCGACTTTTCAGAAGGCCGCCTTATGATCCGCGACACTGGGCCTGATGGGGAACCTCTTGACACACTCCATGAGCCGGACCCTGAGTCTTATATAGTCCACCGGGGCCACTTACTCACAGTGCCGGACAATTACGGCGGCCCAATGCGCTCCTTGATCTACTGGTGGCTGGCATCCATGATGTCGCGCGACTGGTGGGCGCGATTCCTTGACCGCTACGGCATGCCCTTTCTGGTCGGGAAATATGAGGCTGGGAACAACACCGATCGTAACGTTCTGATGGGCGCATTCAGCGCATCAAAGAAGTTGTTCGGTTTGGCTGTTTCAAAAAACACGGAAGTCGAAATAATTGAGGCCGCGAGAAGCGGAGCGGATTGTTATGACCGTTTCATTGCTGTCTGCAACCGTGAAAAGTCCAAGCTTATCCTGGGGCAGACCCTTTCCGCTCAAACCGACGCGACAGGCCAAGGTTCAGGTGTCGCCGATCTGCAGGCAGAGGTCCGTGACGACATTCGCCGCTTCGACGCATCTCTCTTGGGCGAGACGATTAGGGACCAACTCTTAACCCAAATGTGCCGCCTGGGGAATCTTTCCGGCTCTATTCCTTATATAGTATGGGGTTCGGATAGGCCTGAAGAGATAAAGGCAACGGCGGACTTGCTTGTATCCTTTAACAATGCAGGGCTGGAACTCGACGATGCCGGTATCGAGGTTTTGACAGAGCGGTCCGGCCTGTCGCTGCGCCGAAAGGCACAACCCAGCGGGATGTTCACGTTGGCCGCGAAATCAGATGGGCACCTCCAACAGGTAGACGCGCTTTCATCCGACCGTTCTGCAGGTCTATCGCGAGCGCTCCGCGGGTTCCCTGCGGACGCTGCGCGAATCATCCGCGAATCCTCGACAGCGGCAGAATGTATCGAGCGCCTCGAAGCATTGTACGCGGACGCCGCACCGAGAAAAGCGGCCGCGATAATCGAGGATGCAATGGCCATTCACGCCGCACTCGCGCTCTCAAAATCAAAGGGTTCCTGA